GGCCAAGAGAAGGACGTGTGGGTCTACGTGATGCTGACCAACAAGACGATAGACGAGCGCATCTGGGCCGCCCTGGCGGACAAGCGCGCGATTTCCGACATAGCTTTAGAGGAGTTAAAGGGGTGAACTGGTTTACATTGAATGCCGTGCTGCCCAAGCGCAACGAACAGCAGGTGCTGGCAATGTTGGATGAAGAGGTCAAGGTCCACAAGCGGCCCACCTTTGTGGTCCGCATCCACCAGCGCTACACCATGCTGCGGGCGCAGCGGGAGCGTCAGGAACTGTTGGAGAAGGTGAAGGCATGACGCAGTTCTTCCTGATGCTGTTTGCTGCGATGGCTGGAACGGTCGCAGGTATTGTCGCCGTCATCTGGTGGTTGTGGTGAACCGCGCCGCGCTGATCGAGGCCGCCATCCAGCACGTCAAGGACGTGGGGCCAAACTCTTACGAGGAGTGGGTCGGGCTGATCATCGACATCGCTTGCGGAGCGGGTCCCACTCGCCACCCCGGCGAACGCAGTCCTGATACGCCTTCTCTTCTTCCGCTGTCATGCGTTTGGCCAGATGAGGAAGAAGGCTCTTGAACACGGCGGCGCCCAGACCGACCCAGAAGGTCGGCCGTTGCGCCACCAGATAGCCGCCAGCGCCGACGCCGACCAGCAGCGCGGCGATAGCGGCAATCTCCAGCCAGGTCATGCCTTGGGCTGGTTCGGGACCATGTAGGTGACGACGGCGGTCAGGACCGCGCCAAGGATGACCGACACGCTGTCGATCAGGCTGGGCGTCACCCAGCCGGTCGAGATGCCGAACAGGCCGATGAGGGCAACCAGGCTGGTGATGAAGGCAGCTACGGCCTTATGTGCAGTCATGTTATTCACTCCGGGGTTAAGAAAAGTTTTCGTTCAGCCTCACGGCGGCGGGTCAGCCCCGCCAACGCGCGACCATGAACCTTGTTCCACAACAGGAACGCTTCGGCAGCACCCTTGACGTCGCCTGCGTTCAGGCGCCGCACAACCGACGAGCCCGCAAAGTTGCCGGGGCCGATGTTGTAGCAGAGGCTGACCATTGCGGAGAACTGGTTGGGCGTCGGCTTGACGGTGACGGCCTTATCGACCGCCTGCTCGTACTGGGTCAGGTCGCGCTTCAGGATGTCTTCGGCTTCTTGCTCGGTGATCTTCATGCCCGCCTTGACGACGGGGGCACCGGCAGCCGACGTGTGGCCGTAGCCGATGGTGTCCACGCCCGCGCTGCACTTGTACGCTTTCAGGCGAAGGCCCTCAAAGCTCTTGATCAAGTCCAGACCTGCGGCGTTGACTTTCACGACTTGTCGGCCTTCTCGTTGACGCGGTCGAAGAGGCTGTTCAGCGTGCGGTCCACCTGGGCGAAGCCGGTACGGATGTCGTTCTTGATGTCCGCGACGGCCGACTTGAAGTCGTCCTTCTGGACGTAGTTCAGCGGGATCTTCCGCACGTCTTCGTCGAGACGGTCCAGACTGTGATAGACCCTGCTCAAGACCCACCCTCCCGTAACACTGACAGCCCCTACTGCGAGGTTGAACAACACCTGATAGTCCACCGTGTCACCTCAACATGTTGCCTTGAGCGTCGTATTGGTTCCCATACGCATCAGTCAAAAATGCGTTATTGACGGCCTGTGAGCCCAATACAACCGGCGGAACATACGCCGCGCCGCGCCCCGTTGCGCGCAAAGCGTTTTCTGTTCTTGTGGCCGGAGGACGACCAGACAACACGTTTTCTGCTACGTCACTAGCACGGCGCAAAGCCAAGCGGTTAGCCATGGCACGCGACGCAAGCGCCGCGCCGCCAATCATACCCGTGGTTACGGCAACAGACGGGTCAACAAAAGTAGCAGCGGCCGGGATAGCACCTAAATAGCCAGCCGCTTTTGTAACACCCAAGCCAGTTCTTAAATCCGGCGCCAACTGACCTATTCCGCTAAGCACTGTTTCTGCAGGGCTGCCGCGTTGCAAACTGCGCAGAACTTCTTGTTCGGCGGTCGTAAATTTAGCCATACGCCGATCATCAGTGACAATCGGTTCTAATCGCTTTTGCAACTCTTCTATCTTAGGCCGCGTACTTCCGCTACGTTCAGTTTTTTTTAAAACTTGCTCTAAAATCTCGCCTTTACGCGCGTTTTGCCATTGACGGCGCGCCTGCCTAACTGCATTAGCCGCAACCTGCGGGTCACCTGCCGTAACTTGCGCAGGGCCAGCGTTGGATACAAAGTTGTCCAGTTCGTCCTGAACAAGTCCAGCAAGTCGATTTGCTTGCGCCCGGACAATTAAGCCTGTGTCGCGGCTACGCCCGACATCGCCTAAACGCCCGCGCAACGCTTCCAATTCTTCGAACGACAATTCGTTATATGGGCGGTTGCGCAAGTCGCGAATAACCTGCAATACTTCATTACGATCCGGTCGGTTGATTTGCGCGGCTTGCCGCCGAAGCGTATCTTCCAAACGGTTAGCCAAATCGTCTGCGGCTTGGCCAGAGAAGAACACACCTTCCTGTTCCATCCGCTGATAAAACTGGCGGGCTTGTTCGCGGACATCAGCACCAGTTATTGTAGGCCTCGGCGTCCGTCCACCGGCCAACGTGCCGCCAACGCCGCCTGCCAACGATATTAAAAACAGCTTGATGGGGTCGGTTTCACCGCTTTCTACAGCGGTCTGGGTCAAACCGCCCGCCCCAGCGCCGCCAGCGGCCTGGGCTCTTGCGCCGCGGCCAAGTTCAGTAGCTACGCCGCGCGCAGTAGTGCCTGCGCGTAGTGTCGGTGCAAGCGCGGTTAACGCTCTTGCCGTTCCGCCAGCGCCCGTAGCGGCCTCAAGACCCGCACTAAATATGCGCTGCTCAGGTGTTACAGGCTCGCGCGTGCCGGGAAGTCCTGCGCCCTCATACGCCTGCCGGATAGTTTCTGACGGCAACGCCATGCGCGGCGCGCCAAACGGCGCGGCGGCAAGATTGTATACGCCCGTGCCAATGTCGCCAGCGCCTAACGCCAGCACGCCTGCCGCAGCGCCAGGCACTGCGCCAACGCCAGCAAACGGTGCGCCCGCAGCGGCGCCCGCGCCAGCCGCCGCCGCGTAAGGCAACAACGCGCGCGTCGCCACACCAAACCATTGCTGAAGGCTGTTGTCAGCGTCAAGGGCTTCAGGGTGTTGCGCTAGTACAGCGGCTAACGCATCGTTTTCCGTTGCGTCATCCGGCAGACCATCTACATCATAAGCTGACCCATTAGGTAACGTTACCGTAAACGAGGCCATTCTAACCCCTCCTTTTAACCGTTACGCCTGGCGGTGGTGAGGGAAGAGTTGGCGGCGAAATTTCTTGCTCAAGACGACTGCGTTGCGTTTGAAGGTCTTGCGCAATAGACGCGGCGTCTGCATCTTCTCGATAACTATACGTTTCGTCAAACGCAGATAATACGTTTTCGCGCGACATCTCAAGATCGACAAGATAGCGCTCAAGTCCGTCAACAAAATCAGGCGTGGTTTGCTTACGCGAAAATGTAGCAACGCTAGCCCTAAGTCTACGCCCTTCATCATCTGACACGGCGCCCAACGCGCCGCCTGTTGGAGACGCCGCTTTTAAGTCGCCGAGGGCTGTAAAACCTGCGCCAGCCGTTATTTTATCGTACAGCGCAGCCGCACGCGTAGCGTCGGCCATTATATCCGGCGTCATAGCATTGTAAGTGCCAGTTATAGCCGCTAGCCCTTTACGATCTTTTAGCAACATTTTGACGTCTGCTATATCTTGGTCAAGCGACGTAACAGTTGCTTTAACCGCCTTAGACGCTTTTGGAAATGCTGCGTCTAACTTAACCTGTTCTTTAGCTTGTTGTTTTGTCTCTTCAGTTTGGATTTTGATAGGCTCACCGGCAGTTTCGCTAGACGGCAGTTCTGTACCAATTCCGCCTTCCATTGTAGGCCGGATAATACGCGCAGTCTTTTTATCCAAAAGACCCAAGGTACCATCTTGTAGCACAATCTTTTCGTAGTCAGGCGTACCGCCACCAGCCGCTTCGGCCGCAAATTTCTTTTCCGCCAAATCTTGCTGCCGAGACTGAACACTAAATGTCTGCCCGCGCTGAATAGCGGACAGCGCTTCTTGCCCTGCGGGGCTAGATGACAAAGAACCAATCAACGCCGCCTGAATTTCTTCTATCGGCTTGCCATCCAAAGCCTCAACGTACGGAAGCAGACCGTCTTGATATTCCGCCGGCGCAAGACTGAGCGCGGTTCTCAGGTCGCCCGTCTTGAACGCATGCGCGTAGGCCGGGAGCAGTGCCTTGACGGCGGCGTCTTCCTGCGCCTTCGCCTGTTCTGCCGCCTGCGCTTCCCGCGCGGCTTCAATCTGGTAAATGTTCTCCATGCCCTGTGTCTGGGTCCGCATCATGGCATTCACGTCCGGCATCTGCACCGCTTGCGGGGCCATGACGTTGCCGATAATGCTTGGATCAATTGGCATGGATCACCTATTAAAGAACGGGTTGTGAATAGCCAGCCGGCGCAGCGTAACCTAGCCCGGTTGTAGTTCCGCCAGCAATAGATGGCGTGATGGACCGAAGATAGTTCATGTACGGTTGCGCGGCCATGTAGTCGCCATACGCACCCGCCCCTTGCGCAAATATGTTGCCAATGTTGCCCGCCGTGGACGCCGCAATATTGCCCTGCGCCACCGCCCGCTGGGCGCCGATGTTGCCGAGTGCCTGCGTCAGTTCACTGAGACTGTTAGCCGTCGTGCCGACGTTTGCGGCCTGCCCCGATGCAGCGGCCTGCCCCAACCCAATCTGATATTCCAAGGGAGACAGCTTGGCTTGGCGCTCAGTCAGGTATCGCTGAAAGGCGTTCTGGTATTCGTCGCTGGCAAGGTTCTGGCCGTACTGCTGGATGCCCTTGAGCGTGCCGCCGGACTGAAGCAGACCGCGAGCAGCGGCCGACCGTTCCAGCGCTTTCATGCCCTCGGCCAAACGGAAGTTGTACCCCGGATCAGCCTGGAACTGCGGCATGCCAAACGGCGTATACTCGGCTGCCTTGGGGTATTCCGCCAACGCATTGACGCCGACCTGCCGGAAGGGTTCCTGAAGACCAATCTGACGCTCCAGCGCGGCTTTCTGCTGCGCTGCTGCAATTTTAGCCGCCTTTTTTTGCTGTTTGGCGGCCTTGTCCGCAGACTTGGAGGCTTGGCTCGAACCAAAAAGGCTGGCTCCCGCGCCCACAATCGCAGAGCCGGCAATCGCAGCTACTGGTCCCGGCATGGCATAAACTCCTTCAGGTATTCGTGCAGCGTTTCGCCGTACAAGTGCATGACTTTCACGGCGTCTTTCATAGCAGTTGCGTGCCCCTTCGTCAAAAGGACAACCAACAACACCAAGTCATAGTACCCAGCGCGCCAGATGAAGGACCGGGCATCCGCCTGACCGGCGCGTTCGGCGTCGTCCGACGCCTTCCACTTCATGACCAGCAACGCCAGCCCGGTCTGCAAAGCCTGAATATTGGCGAGGTAGAACGGATTGGCTGGCATGCTGATCAGCGAGGACCAGATGACCGCGTCGAGGTCCGGGCGCGTCACCGGGTCGCCGTCCGCCACATCGTCCAGCATCTGGATCATGCGCCAGATGTCCATGAGCCAGCCCGCCGCTTCGGGCGGCAGGTCTAGGTTCTCAAAGTGGACAATCAGGGATTGCGCGGCCTCATCCATTACGTCACCCGAACACCGCGATGCTGACGCGGGTGCTGTCGTAGGCCGCCGTGGCAGGAGTTGCAGACGGCCAAGTGAGCGACAGCACCTGCACGCGCAGCGTCACGGCGGTGGGGGCCGTCGTGTTGTCGGCAAATACGAACGGGGCGACGCTGGTCGTGCCTAGCGCCGAACCGCTTACGGCGTAGTTGGCGTTGGCGAGGATGCCAGAGGTAAAGGTAATCGTGTAGTTGCCCGTCGCGTTCCTGACGACGCTGTTCACGTTCAGGTTGGATGTTATGGCCCCCGACGTGCCGTTGAACACCACCCAGGCGCGCGCCGTGTAGAATGGCGGGATGCCCTCGATGTTGTCGAACGTGCCGACCAGCGTGTCGTTGCTGTCCTTCAGGATGAACTTGTAGGCATCGCCAAAGGTCAACCAAACTTCTGACGGCGTTCGGCCGGCGGCGTCCAAGATGATCGGGTTGGCGTGCGCCTGCGAGCCGGTGTAATCGGTATACGTCGCTTTAGGCGTCGTCGTGCCCGCAGCGTAAGTATACAGCTTGCCGCCCGTAAGCGGGTCGCCGTTATCGTCAAAGAACTGGGCCGCAGCGCCAGCAAGTGGGGAGAGGGTCACGCTCATGTGGCAAACCTAACGTAAAGCAGACTGTTACACAATCTGGTAGTTGACATGGAAAACGTAAACGGCGGACGCTGCACTGACAGCGTTAAGGCGAAACTGGAGTTTGTTGGACGCAACGGTGACGGACCCCACGTCGGACGCACCCGCCGTCGTGGTGATAAACATGCCCGCAGCCTGGGAAACCGACAGCCCGTCCAGAACCGGAGGGTCCATCTGGAACACCGTGTTTCCGGTCGCGGCAGGGTCGAGGGTCACGCTGCCAGTTACCGTGATGGTGGTGCCCATCTGGTTGTAAAAACACGTACCAGCGGTGACCGACGTCACGTTTGTGACGGACGTCAAGGTTGGCACGAACGTGACCGGCGTCGGGATGTACGTGTGCAGGCTGTCAAGAAAGCGATACCACTCGCGTGACACGTATTCGGGCGGCTGCGGGCGCTCATTAAGCGGCACGCGCTGCGCCGGGATTTGGGTAACGCTAGGAAGCAGTGCCATCGAGAAGAAGCTCCGCGCCCATGATTGTTATCTTGACCGGGTCTGTCCCGGAAATCTCGTACACACGGTCGCGCAGCTTGAGCGACATGCCCAGACGACGCCAGAAGACGCGCTGACCGTAACGGCCGATAGCACCCATCGAGGTCCAATGTTCGCGCGACCAGGTGTGGCCGCCGTCGTCCGACCAGCGCAGCATGACCTGCGGGTCCACGCCTTGGCTAACCAGCCCCTCCGCGTCGGTGACGATGTAGACACCCGCCTCGGTGATCAGCAAGTCGTCCGTTTCCGTCGTGATGTTCTGCGCGTCCAGCATGTCGGGGCTGCCGTCAAGGCCGACGCCGCTCTCGCAGTCAAGCTGAAGCGAATGCTGCACCGTACGCCGGAGCGTGTTGGTGCCGGTTGGCAGCGCGCGCCACGACCGTATCCACTTCTGCACGTAGGAGTAGTCGCGGTACACGTTAAGGTCAAAGGCGTAAAGGTTGTTGTTCTCGTAGTCGCCGACGATGACCTCGTTGTTGAAGTTCATCTGGCAGTTGGACCTGTGCCGGGTCAGATGGCCGTTCCGCCAACCGGCGCGCTCATGCCACGCGCCCGTGGTCGCGTCGTAGACCCACGTCGCGTCAGCGGACGGGAACGTAAGGACGTAGAATTTGTGGCCTTCTTGTTGGTAAGAGTAGCCAACGGCGTCCGAGATGGTGGAGTAGTTCTGGATGGCGTGCTCGATGGCATGGGTCGAGATGCGGACGCCGCGATAGCCTTCAGCACGATAGATGACGCCGCGCCCGCGTGCGTCGGCGCCCAGCCAGAACAGCGTGTTGTCCAGCTTGACGACGGAATAGACGGCCGCGCAGCCCAACTCGTTGAACGCGCCTTGAATGCGCTGTAGCGGAAAGTCGGACGTGCCAGCGTTATACCACACCTCAACCGAGGAGGTGCCGAACAGCCAGGCTTCGCGGTGATCGACGTTGACGCTGATAAGTTGGTCCGGCGCGCCTTCCGTGCTGGCGAAATCCAGCGGATCAACGCTGGTGCCGTCCAGAAGGCTCGTCACCCAGACCTTTTGCGTGTCGGGCTCGTTGAAGACGAAGTATCCGTCAAGATAGCCGACGGTAGCCGCGCCGGGGAAGTCCGGGTCGGTGATCTGGGCGAAGGCCAACGTGCTCATGTTATAGATGTAGCCGTCGGGGTTGGTGGCGATGAATATCTGCGTGCCATTGTCGGAGATGGACACGGGGCCGGTGCCACCCACAGTGCCGATCAGTGTGGCCGTGTAGCTGGTCGTGATGCGGTAGAAGTTGGGTCCAGAGACGACGTAGGCGTCCGACCCGGTGATCTGCGGCGACCACAGGCCACGGATAGGCCCAGGGCCGACGGTCGCAAGGAAACGCAAGCCCGGCGCCCGGTTCAGGAACGCGGCCTGCTTGCCGCCTTCCGGTACGACCTCTGGGAACAGGTTCACCATGCGGCTGTCCGCAGCGTTGATGCTGCGAGCCACATAAGAAGAACCCAGGATCGGCGTTTGCATGTTACTTGTCACCGCGCATAGAGGTAGATACCAAAAACCATAAGACAGGCTGCGAGGGGCGCGGCAATGCCTTTCCAATCGAAGGGCAAGCCGCTTTCCCATTGTGTGTATTCACGCCCCGCGTAGAAGGCCACGCCTGCTGCAAGGCCAGCATTGAGGCCAAGCGGCCACCAGAGGACTGCTGCAATTAGCAGCGCAATCACCGCATGGCAGAGGTAGTATCGCGGGAGCGGGCAGTTCATTACGAGGTGACTGCCTTGATGACTGCGAAGTTGATGGTAACAGCTTGCGAGAGCGACCCACCGCTTTCATTCTTAATTGTTATTTGGAAACTGCCGTTTGTGGAAACAATGCTTCTAACTGAATAGTTAGTGTTTCCTACGCTGAGAATTACAACATCGCTTCCGACTATTACAGAATTTGTCACTGTAAAAGTTGCACTCGCACCCGCGCCAAGAGCATCAGAAGCAGTGACTATCTGACCGTTGGTCTTGTTCAGCGTGACGCCCGTAGACTTGGATGTAAGCTGCGTAACCGTGCCACCAGAGCCCGTGCCGTAGCCGAGGCCACCCGTGGAGACGTTTAGAATGTCACCAGATGCGTTGATGCTTAGTCTGATTGTTCCTGATGTTTCCAACAGCAAGGGGCCATAACCACCGGAAATGAACCCTGCGCCAATGCCTGCGCCGTTGGCACCAGAAACGCCCGATGCGTAACCATAAAGAACCGCCTGTGGCGAAGCCGCGCTTCCGCCAGTTACGCGGAACTGCGCCGTGGTGGCTGCGGCAGAAAAGACATTGAGGGTAGACAAAGGACTGCCGCCAACACCTACGTTGCCGCTGGCATCCACAACAACCGGACTGCTGTCCGGGTTCGTGCTATCCTCAATGCGGAGCGCGTCAGCCGTGCCCAACTGCGTGACGCGCAGCGCCGCGTTGACGTTGTCGGTGACTTCAATGATCTGGTTGGCGGTGAAGGTATTGGCCGTCGCCGCAGTGAGTTTGCTGATCTCGTTGGTCGGCGTCTGAACGGTAGCACCGCTCTGCACCAGAGGCACAAGTTCGGCCCCCGACAAGGGGGTCGTAGCAGACGGAAGTTGGGAGATTTTGGTGTCAGCCATCAGACTTGACCTTTAACGTGGTATGTGCTTGATTTCATTAGAAATTTCCGGCGTAGATATTAAACCGCTGCCTAGTTCCAATAAGGCTGTACGGGAGCGCCATGATGTCGTCGGGGTTGTTGATGCGCTTGAGGTTGCGCTTGGACGTCATGGCGATGCGTTGCACCTGCCGGGATGGCTCTACGCCAAACTCCGGGGCCAGTTCGCAAGCCAGATTGTAACGGAAACAACGCAGATAGCCCGGCGGGAAAGCCAGATCGGTCGCCAGGTTGGCCGGCTGGCTCAACGTCTGCACCGACACGATATGGAACTCCAGATCCTTGGTAGGCACCGGATACACGTACATCTCAACGTCGGGGTACGTCATGTTGACCCACAGCACCTGCGGGTAGGTGCTGGTCACGGTCTTGACGGCGATGCCGTTGTACTGCTGTTGATTGATGAGTTTCAGACCAAACGAGATGCCGTTGGTCGGGTCGCGGAAGTAGGTGCTGTCGTCAATCAGGACGGGGCGGTTACCAACAATGTCGCCAGTAGGCCCCAGCGTGCGCGACCGCGTGCTGGCGGGCCACGTAACGACTTGGTCCTGTGTCGAGAACACCGCAAGCCGTTCCGCGTCCCACGACTGTATCATCTGGTTCATGGCGACAAGCGCGTCTTGCGCTGTCTCAGACGACGGCGTTTCGCCCTCTGCCAGAACGCCTAAAAGGCGCAGAGAGCCATTTATCAGGTCGCCCGCCGTTGTCATGTCACTCGCTCACCTCTAGCCGGGGCCGACCACGGCGCCGGGGTTCCGGCATTACGTTAACGGGTTCCGGCGCGTCGATCAACTGGTCTTCTGGGTCAAAACGGCTCCAGCCGTTCATCTCGTCGTACTGCGCCTCCATCTCCATCGTGGCGATCTTAACGCCATGCTTGGGGTGGGACAGGTAAATGGTCGCCATTGTTCCTCCAAAAGGGGAGACGGGCGGCCCGAAGACCGCCCGCCTGTTGGTTACGCAATCCGATAAATCGAAAACGCGCTGTCGCCCGTCTTGCGGAAACGGAAGATGCCCGAGGTGTTGCTTGTCGTGGTGATGGAGTCCTGAATGACGGCATTGCCGACAAGGGTGTTACCCGTGCCAGCACCAAACGTCACGTCGTTGGCTGCGTTGTCACCAATATTGACAAACGCGCAGTCAAAAGTCGAACCAACTCTCATGCTGGGGAACGCCGCGTCAAGAAGAGCGCCGGTCGGGAACGTATACGTGCCCGCATCCGTACCGCCGCTGTCCATCGTGCAGACGCCCGTAGCCAGATTGGCTGCGGTGATGGTTACGGTTGCGCCGGAAAGTACCGCCGGGGTGTCAGAGTTGTAAAAACTGATTTCGCCCAGATTTCCGTCACCGATCTGGTAGCCGCCAGCGCCATTTGAAAGAGCCATTGTCGTATTCTCCTATCTTTAATTTGTTAGATATGCTTCCACGAGTAGCGTTGTTTTATGCTGCCAATCGTAGATGTTGCTACATGATATTGTGCCGCGATTTCTGCGTAGGGTCTAGGGTCTTTAAGAATGCGGCGGGCTTGGCGTTCAGTAAGGATAGCATGCCCGTTCTGTTCACCTACTGGCGCGCGCGACCGACCTTTTTGCACTTTATCGCGCATATTGTCGGCGTTTGTACCAGAAAATAAATGGTCTGGGTTAACGCAACTCGGGTTGTCACAAGTGTGCAAGGCTTGCATGTTTACGAGCAAATCACCTGTATGCATGGCATACGAAAAACGATGTGCTTTAGTAAACGTGACGCCTGCAAGCGCGCCTTTGAAAATCCCGTATCCGTTTTTATCTTTACTGGCTTTCCACAGCCAACACCCGTCAGTCTTGACAACAGATTTTGCAAACCGTTCTTGAGCAGACAACCCTCGAAACAGGCCGCTGTGGGACGATACCGCCACAGGTGAGCCAAATTTCTTGTTCCGCCGCCAATGTTTGTTGCAAAGACCTAAAGCTACGACTGGCAAGTTGCATTCCTTTATGCAGCAGATGTCGGTCACTACGCTACTCCGGTTGTTAAGCCAGAGTAGCGTAGCACGTCCATCCTACTCTACGCAAGAAACCATTTTAGCCCCACAAACGCGCAGCCATTTGAGGCCTGATCACTGAATAACCGTACAATACATCGATGCGGCAAGGTAGTCTATCGTTGTTAATGTCGTACTGGCGCACAATTCGCATCGAGATGCCATTGTGAACTTGGCGGGAAGCCATATCGACACCCTGCGGCAGAAGAAGATCGGCCGTAGCGAACGAGATAGCGTCCTTGTGGTAGATCAGGTTCTGCGGGTAGGAGGTCGAAGCTGCGCCGATGAACGTCACGGCCTTACCAGTGATGGTGAGGGTGGAGACGGAGGCGAGAGCATTCGTCGGCGAGTAGAGCGCCGGCGAGACGGCCAGCGTCACAGCGCCGCCAGCAGACGAGGTGTTGGCTGCCGTCACGGTGAACTGCTGGAGCGAACCCGTGCTTTCGCGGGTCTGCGGGTTCACGGAGAAGCAGTCGGCCACAGTGAATACGTCGCCCACCGTGAACGTCAGCGCGTTACCGGCGCTGGCGAGGGTGATGGTCGTCGCACCTTCCGAAGCGTTACCGTTGACCGTGGCGCCCGTGGCTGCGCGGGTGCCTGTGGTGTGCAGCTTGATCGACTGCGACATGTTGATCTCGTCGTAGCCGAGGACGCCTTCACCCATCATACCGGCCTTGAACTGGCGCGAGATGGTATCGACGGGGTTAAAGAGGCCCTTCATGCCTTCGACCAGACCAGCGTTGGCGGCCGGGTTAACGGTCGCGTAGCGGTTCGGCATCATGGCAGCGTACTCGTTCAGCTTCTGCTGGCCCTGGAGCAGGACGAGCGAAGTGGCCGGGGTCGTGCCGGGGGTGCCGACGGACGAGAAGATGCCCTTGTAGGAGTTGGCAACGTCAGCGTCGATGGACGATGCAAGCTGCGAGATACGCGGCTTCAGAACACGATCCGCGAAATCGTCAAGCTGCATGGTCAGTTCGGCCGACGTGAAGTTCACGCCGATGTGCTTCTGGTTGTTGACGGCGAGCGTGGTGAACTGCTCGTTGTCGTCCTGAACCTGAAGGGCGGCACCGTCGGTGACCAGAGCGCGGTCGGGCAGACGGATGCGGAGGGTCGAACCGATCTTGGCGCCTTCGACAGCGAAACTATCATCATCGTTTTGTTCAACGCTGCTCGTTAGGTCAGCGCCCGCTTTCGCAGCCTCAACTCTCGCTGAGGACCAGACTATATCTTCAAACATCCCGCCAAATCCGGCCGCTACGGATCATAGACACCAAAGAGGGTGTAACGCCGTATTTAGCCGCAATTTCCCGGTGCAGACCAATTTCAGAGCGAATACTGCGGACCTGTTCGGCAGACAACTTGCGTCTGCCGTTTTTGTCCCCAAATGCGTGCCGCGATTTTGCGACCATATCCTGCATGTTGTCGTCGTGAGTGCCGACAAACAGGTGCTCAGGGTTTACGCATTTACGGTTATCACAGTGGTGGAGCACAAACCCGGCAACAGCACCGAAAGCAAGCTCGTAAGCTACGCGATGCGCGTAAGCCGTCTTGCCGTCCTTGTGCATTTGTCCGTAGCCGTTAGGCATTATGTGTCCGGTCCATTCGTGACATCCATTTTCGTTTTTTGCAATCTTAGCAAAAAACCGCTCTTCCAATGTCTGCCTCATGCTTGCCCCGCATTTCGAGCCACTTGGCCCTACGCCGTTACCGGCTAGTCGTTGAACCTTCATCGTAGTAACGTAAACTATACGATGCTTGGCTGCTGATTGTCCAATCATTTCGCTTTTCAGACCGTCGCGCTTGCCGTTACCAGCTACGCTGTGGTGCGGAATGCTATAAGGAGTTTCCAGCATTTAACGGGGTTTAACGTCAGCTAGACAAATGTTTACTGACGGTTCACGTTGCGAGTAATCACCAAGTTGTTTTCCAGGATCTCCAGCGCCTTGCGGGTGATCATGTCAATCGTAAGAAGGCTGTTAGCCATGTCTTTGATTTCCTTAAGTTATTTACGACGTTGAGCCTCGTACTTCTTGATCTGGCGCAGCCGTTCCGCTTCGATCCAATCCGACGTTGACATGGCCTTTACAGACCGTGGGTCGGTGGTGTCGTATGCAGGCGCACCAGAGGTGCGGGCCGTGACCGGAGCAATTGGCGCCGGGGCGGTGGAAGTTTTCTTGGCCGGTGGATTGGAGCCAAGATTGGCCTCAATCTTTCCGATTTCCCGTGCCTGCAAGAGCGGTGATAGGCGCGCAATCCGTTCGGCTTCCTTGGGGTTGGAACCGAGGTAATAGATTACATCGGGACCGTTATCCGAAGCCTGAATGGTCTGCGCCATCGTTTCCGTGACGGGTAGCTTGGGGTTGTACGCGACCTGTTCAAAGTCGTCGTACTTGTTCCGCGCTTCCTCTTCACGGTCGTGATAGGCATCAAGCGTAGCCTGGCGTTCAGCCTCTGCGTCGCGCTTCGCCAAGAGTTCCTGGGCTTTGCGTTCGGCAAGGGCGTCGGCGTAGGATGGTGCATCTGCGAAGTCGTCAGCTTTCAGCGGTTCCGTCGGAACGGGCTGGGACTTGGCTTTCTGCGCCTGCTCGCGCTCCCATTTCCGTTGTTCTCTTGCGAGACGTTTGCCGACGATTGCGTCCAGTTCTTCCTGAGTGAAGGTCTTGGATGCTTCCGTTGGCGTCGGTTCCGGCGGTGTATCTGTAACGGCAACAGGTTCAGCCGTGGGGGCCTGTTCCGGCGCGGGCGCACCCGCTAGTTCGTTCTCGTTCATCTAGTCACCTTTCGGTTCCTGGCGTGCCCTGCCAGTAGGGGTTAAACAGTAAGTGTATATGTTACCTATCAAAAGTCAATTGGCGGCTGCACAATCGCCAAACCCAGCCGGCCCAAGGCCACAAAGGGGTCTTGGTCCGTCACGTCAGCGGTGGCGTAGATGGCGTCGATGTCGGCTTGTGTGCAGGGAATTTCCGCCTCAACACACGCATTGTAGACGGCCACGGGGTCACCTGGCTCGGATGAGATCAGGGTCCACACGCCATCTACTTGTTCCCAAACTTGGAACGGCACCATGTAAGCGAACTCTGGCGGGATATAGCCCGTCGAGATGTAATGTGTGGCAGGGTCGTTGCCGGATGCTGACAGAGGCGTAATCCACATATCGGGGCCACCCCCAAACGCAGCGGCAATCGTACGGGCAAGCGGTGCGCCAGCAGCGGCGATGATGAGCGAGCGAAAGATGTCAGCCATCAATATGCCTTTGTCTTTCCGTTGACCCACGCTTCAGTCGAGGCGATCTGTGCGTCAGTGGACTGAGCGCCGCGAACGATGAGCGAGTAGAGGCGTCCGTTGTAGGGGAGAGAAGCGTTGTTGCGGCGGCCAATGTAGAGCGGATAGTTGCCGTAATTGCCTGTGCCTTGGTCAACAGATGAGGTGGCGGCTTGAGTGCCATTGACGCGGAGCGTTGCTACGTCTCCAGATATGTTTCCGAGGCCCGTAAGGACGGCTGTGTTTGGAGCAAGGATTGTCCCAGATTTCACTGGGACTAACGGGTTCACGTTGCCTCTAGATTTCCAAGAATAGTTACCACTTGCTCCTGTGTCTTCAGGCAACGCAAAATAGAATGCGCCATCGTTGGTGGCAACAGTTGCGCTAAGTTCTGCAAAAATCCCCGCCGCTGCATCACTCAGCTTCCTTGCCCCCGCGAACACGCTCATCTTGTCCGTGGCGCTGAAGTCCACGCTCGCCGTAGCAAGGCTGTCATCCGTGCCGTCAAACTTGAGGTACAGCGGGAAGCCACTGGTGTCGTAGTCCGTGGCGGCTGCAACGCGCTGGTAGGCGGGGATGCCTACGCCATCGTTGGTGACGCGGAGGTCTGCGCCCCAGATGTAGATGCCAGAGTTCAACGTCCCTGCGTAGCTTACAGAAAGGTTATTTCCAAGCGAGGGGTTTACAATCGCATACCAAGTTGTCGCAGTTGATGTTCCCGTAATAGAGCAGCGATACCAACCATTTCCGACATATGTTGATGCCGCTGTAAAACCAGAAGCAACCGTACCCGGCACTCCGCTGCCATCAGCAGCAAGATTGAACCATGTTGGCGTGGCTGATCCGGTAGAAAAATAAATGGTCGCCCATGTACGTTCAGCAGCTTTTAGATATACGCTAAACGTATGCTGTGCCGCCGCTACGGAAACGCCTTGTAAGACATAATGCTCTGCGGTCGTTGCGGTTTCTTGAAGTTTGTCGGCAGTGTAACCGCCCAGCGGATCAGTGGTCGCCGTGACATTGCCCATGCCCGTGGTGACAAGGCTACCCTTCGTCCAAGCAGCATTATCGAACTGCTCACTATACGTCAGCAGGTTCACCCTAGCACTCAGCACGGGGCGGGAGGCGGAGGTGGACTGAGAGGCGTGGTTGCCGGGGAGTTCGCGGACGGAGATGTTGTCGCATAGAATGTATGTCCCAACCCCGCCAACGCTCCCATACGGCCAAAACACGACGCTGCCACTGGTCGTTGCTTCCCAAATGACCGTGTGCGAACCAAAAGAGTTCGGCGTAATTGCCGTACCAGACCAAAACGAGCCTACAAACAGCCGTGCAATTTTTGACGTGCCGTCCGAGATCGTCGTAAAGGCAACTCTGTACGATTTGCCTGCCACAACAGACACAAGTTGCCCAAAGTAGGCCGCGTCAGCTGAGGTTGATATAACTTTTATTTGCCCATCGATAACTGAAAAAGTTGATGTTGGGCCAACAGTCCACCCCGTTGTGCCGCTGCTGAAGTCACCATTCGTGACCAACTCGCTGCCCAGCGCCAGACCCTTGCTCTTGTCGAGGATCAGGCCAACAGGCTGCTCAACCGCCGTGACAGGTGTTACCCCAGTGCTTTCTTGGAACATCGTGCTGAAGTCAGACGGGTCGTACCACGCGCCCTGCTCACCGCCCGCAAATAAGGATGCAGGAGAAAACTGACCGGCCGACAGCATCATCACGCCGTAGCTGGGCTGGTAATAGTCCAGATACCGCTTGATGCGGTCGCCGCCATCAAAGCCAGCAGGCGAACGGATCATGCGTAATACGACACGTTAAGCGTTGCGGAAGCAGATTGCTGAATGAACCGGACGGCTTTCAGGTCGCCGTCGTAAGACAGCGATACGCCCGTGGCCAGCGGCATACCGACAGAAGCCGTCGGCGCCGTGCCGTCATCGCGCCAGCGCACAGCCTGCGTTTCCGCAACGATCAGCGCTAGCGTCGCGCCGGTAGGCACAGTGAGCGCGGTGGATGCCGACAAGCTGGTGATTTGCTGGTAACCCAAACAGTTTGTGGTTGATTTCAAGCCCATAACGATTTCCTTATGCGAGGAACTTCAACTTATAGATTGTGGTATAGTACAATCCGACAATTTCGTCGATGACGTTCTGAAGCGGCGTACACTCCCGGTCAACCACGTCGTACCGGGTCTTCTCGATCTGTTCTGCCTGCGTCTCAAGAAACGTCAGGACATTGTTGGACTTGTCCGCCGACATCAGCGCAATCGGTCCGATCAGGCCGTACTTGCCCTGATACATCTCGGCAAACTTGTCCGCCAGATCGATGATTTCATCATAGAACCCGCCGAGAGCCTGATGCTTGGCAAAAGACCGCGTGTTGAGGTGCGCCGAGTGCGTCACATCGCGGGCCAGAAACAGCATGCCTATGAACTTGTCGCAGTTACTCATTCCATTGGTCCCATCTGTTCTTCCTGCATGACGCCACGCTGTTCATCCATCTGCGGCATCATCGGGCGGCTGCCAGAGATGTCGCCCGTCTCGACCGCCGCAGCGATGGTGCCCATGACGATGTCCTGGATCTGCTCGGTGGACATGCCGGCCGACGTGGCCGCAATACGCTTGGTCTCAGCTTCGTACGCCTTGATCCGCAGTTCCTGCGCGTCCATCGACGACTGCACGTTGTTGAGGAGGCCCATCGCCTGCTCAAGCTGCTGCGACACCGCCTCGACCTGCTGTTCGGCCGCCTGCAATTCGGGCGACTTGTCGTCCTCGGCCAGCACCTTCGGGTCGATGATCTTCTTGAAGCGGGCCGCCATCTCCTGCGCACCCGGCCAATCCATGTTCTTGATGAACAGGTCGCCTGCGACCTGCCACAACTGCGGGCTGGTCTGGAGGATGTTGGCCATCGCCTCGACGGCTTCCTGGCGCTTGGTCAGGTAGCTGGGCCCGGTGGTGATCACCACGTCGTAGACGCCAACCGACGGATTGTAAATCTTCTCCAGAACCGTGCCCGCCTGATCGACGATCTTCTTGACCGGCTCGGCCTGCATCGGGTTGATCCGCGCCATGCCCACCTCGCCGTCCAAGCCGATGATACGGGCGACGCGCTGGGTGTCGTAGATCTTGGGGATCATATCGACCAACTGGCGGGCCACGTAGCGGATAGCCCGGCCCAGATTATCGACGAAGTGGTACGTGCCTGTGTCGCCCTCCTGCTGGCGCGCGAGGATGGCGCGGCCAGAGCGTTCGTTGCCCTGCTGGCCCAGCGAGGCGTTGTACTGGCCAGTGGTGGCCTTGATGTCCTCAGCGGCGCCCATCTTGGCCTGAATGAGGCCCGTCTGGGCCATCGGCGGCTGGGCGCGCATGGGCAGCGGCAGCACGTTGCCGGCACCGTCCTGAACGTCCGGGTTGACCTCCAGATACGGCCAGTTGGTCGTATTGGCGGTCTTCCACTGCATCTCGTAGCCTTCAAACTGGCCGCCATAGCCAATGAAGGGGGCCTTGGGCGCCAGAGCCAGCATCTCGGCTTCCTGGCTGACCCAGTAGTTATACATGCGCTGGGCGTCCTTGGCGTTGCGCACAAGGCCCGACACGAACATGCGGCCATCGACCTCGAACTCATTGCCGACGACGCGCACGACCGGGATCCACTTGCCCGCCCACTCGCGCTCTTCCAGCACCTCGTAGCCGTTGGTCTTGAGCCACATCACCCGCTTGCGGTCGGCCTTGCGCGAGCGCAACGGCTGGCCGAACATGGCGCGCAGCTTGGCGTCCTGCGGCGTGCCGTCGAACATCGTGATGTTGCCGGGGTACAGGTTCAGGGTGGACGGCACGTAATCGACGTAGAAATACTCCGCAATGCGGATGGTGTTCTCACTCAGCCACATGCTGAGTGCCTGATCACCGATGCCGCGCGCCAGGATCGAACTGATCGGCTGGGCGTCGGGGAACTGGCGCTCGTACTCGGCCTTCAGCAGGTCTTCGGTGATGAAGCACCACTTGGCGTCGGACCCGCATGGGTCTTGGATCGTTGGGTCCATGTAGACGCTGAAGGAGTTACGGATGCGTCCGATCTTCAGGTCTTGGTCGAAGCTGTCGTCGCGGGTGTACTCCGTAAGGATGCGGATGTAGCCCTCGCCGTAGACCACCTGGTTGTCGCAGGCGGTGTCGTAGGCCACGTCGGCGTCGGACATGTACTCGATGTGCCGGATGATGCCGTCGAACACCTCGGCCACCGCCACGTCGGCGTTGTCATCGGCCGGGATGACCTTGGGCGACGGCCTGTTCTGGCGCTGCTCGTTGGTCACCTGCCGGACGTGCTGCGGCAGCTTGTTGATGGTCAGGCAGGGCCGCGCGTTAATCGTCTGCCCCTGCACGGACCCGCGCGTCGCCAGCACGTCGGCCGGCCACTGCCACTGGTTGTCAGGCGAACCCGCCATGAACCGGAGGTCATCCAGTTCATCCTCGCGGCTTTCGCTGTAGGCAGCAAGCGCCATCGTGAAACGCGAGCGCATGGTGGCGAGCAGATCGGACTTGTCCGACCCGCCGTTGGCGACCTGCGCCGCGCCGATGATGCCGTCGTCAGCCAATATACTTACCTCTTTGAACCGCCTGGTTCACTAATACGACCACGGGCGCCGCCCAAGTTACCGCCGCCGCCTGAACGGCTGGGGCCAGTGCCGCCGCCCATGCTACCACCCCTGCCGCCGCCCATAGGGCCTGCGGGCTGGTTGCGAGCAGCGTTAGCCATCTGGCGGCCGTAGGCCGACTGCTTGGTCTTGGACGCCATGCCCGGCGTGCGGGACACGGTGCCCGTCGTCTTGCCGGTGGTGACGCCCGTCGTGTCGCCCGTGCGCATGCTTACGGCCTTGGTGGCGGGCGCCTTGGCTTTAGCCGGGGTCGGCGACAGCTTCTCGCTGGTCACATTGCTGACGACCGTCGCGGGCTTCTTGGCGGCCAGCCCCTTGCGGTAAGTGGCGTAAGATCCGGGGGTGTATTTGGTTGAGAACTTCTGCCCAAGCACTTTCATAGCCGTACCAGGAAGCGAGATCATGCCGGGCTTAGCGGCAGGCTGACGAGATTTTGCATAATCGCCCGGCGCGTAGCTTGTCCGGTAGCGGTCGGCCCGAACTTTCGTAGCCGTGCCCGGCATCGACATCATGCCGCGTCCTGAAGTAGACTTATCCTTAGCCATTGTCGTGGTCCTTTACTTGGCCGGCTTGCGCGGTGCGGTGAGTTTGGCACGGAGGGTGTTCATGACACGTCCCATGCCAACGCCAGCGGCGCTCGGCTTGCGCTGGTGAGCACCACCCGGCATGCGCTGCACGAACTTACTTGTGCCCGGTGTGCCGGTGCTGACGCGCGGTGACCGCTGCACGAACTTACTTGTGCCGGGCGTGCCAGTGGACCTGTTGCTGATCGCGCGCTGGACGATGGTGGCCATAGCCTTGCGGGGCTTCTTGGGCTTTGGGGTGCCGGTCGTGGTGTAGGGCGGCAGTTCGCCGCCAAGGCGCGGGGCCATTCTATTTACCCTTTTTAGCTTTACGTTGGACTGAATAGGCGATTGCAACGGCTTGTTTTAGCGGGCGTTTAGCTGCAATTTCGGCCTTCAAATTGGCCCGAAATGCCCCTTTTGAGGCTGATTTTACCAGCGGCATGTCACTTTTTCCGGTCGCGGTTATGGGTCTTAATTAACCGCTCATTTAGCGCCTTAAAATATGCTTTTTCTGCCTTTTTGTTCGCTTTATCTGCAATTTCTTGTTCGGCGCCATACGCGCGGACCAGCATATTTACGGCCTTTTGACGCTTAAGGCCTTTGGGCATTGCAGACGCAGTCTGCAAAGCGTCCCAAATTACGCCGGCCTTGGCGCTGCCATCCTTCGGTGTGCGTGTGTACTGCTGCGCGGTAATTTTTTGGGATCCATAACCTTTGCCTTTAGGGGCAATCGTTTTATAGACTGTTGATACCCGTGTGGTTGACGGCGCAGAAGGCGATTTAGATGTTCCTTTAGGGGGCATGTCACTTTTTCCGTGTTTTGGCTGACTTGCGGAAGGCCGCAGCGGTCGGAGCGCCTTTGGTGCCCGGTTTGCGCATCTTTTCGCCCGATCCGGCAGCGATGCGGGCCTTCTTGGCGTGAATGTTGGCGTAGAGGCCCGTTTTCATCCGCACTTCCACCTTCGCATCGACGCCTTGGCCCGCTCGGCGTTCTTGGACTTGGCCACAACACCGCCCATGCGGGCGCAGAAGCTGGCCTTGCGGCCCTTGTCGGCCTCAGTGCGCGGGTTGGGCGCCGGAGCCTTCAACTTGCTGCCCGTTGCGCGGTTAACTTTGGCCCGACCTTTGGCAGTCAGGCCCGCACCCTTGCCGACAGGTAGCTTTTCGCCACGCTTGACGGACAAGTTGACCATGTTACGCGCAATGGATGATGGCGAAGTTCAGCACAACGGCTTCGGACAGAGAGCCGGCCGTGATGTTGCGCAGCACGATGGTAGCAGACCCAGCTGCATGACCGGAAACCCAACAGTTGTAGGATGTAGTCGCCGCTGTGCCGCCTGCCACGTTGACGATTACCACGTCCTTGGCGCTGATCGTGCTGTTCGTCAGCACGAACGCTACGTTGGTGGTGGCCCCAAGTGCGGCGTTGTTCATGGTAATCTGGCCCGCCGACTTGTTCAGCGTCACGCCCGTGGACTTGTCCGTCAACTGCGTGACAGTGCCCTGCGCATCGGCCGAGTAACCGATCTCGTCGGTGGCGTAGATGTCTACGGCGGAAAGGGTGTCAGCCCCTGAAATGTCCTGATCTGAATACGCCACGCCAATAGATTTAGTATTGCCCATGTGCTACGATCCTAGCCAAGAAGTTGAAACTCCAGACCTACCATACGACCGCCTCTGTATCTTGTCAACGGGGGTGCGGCTGCCGACGGGGTACGCGAAGGTCACCGCGATGGCGTCGGCAGCGTCGGGGCTCGCAAGCCCGCGCGCCTTCATCTCCTTCTTGCCCTCCAGGAAGATCGTGCCCTTGCTGTCCGGCTTGATCTTGGGCGACGTCAGGTCGGACTTCAGCAGCTTGTCCGCCGGTATCGACGCCGTCTTCAGCCACTCGCGCATGAGGCCCCACATCTCGGCCCGCTTGTTGCCGTACATGATGGGCTTCACTGACTTGTTCCCGAAGTTGACGCCCTTGATCTTGTAGCGCTGCTCCTTCAGGCGGTCCACGACGCCGGCGCCCAAGCCCCCCTCGTCGATCACGACGAGTGCTGGGTTGTACTCCTCGATGGCCTCGATCACGCGGCCGACGATCTCCATCGTGTCGTCGCCCCTGTAGCGCTTGATGGCGTTCAGGTCGCGTCCCTGCCGGACGGCGATGACCGTCGCGTCCGCCCCGAACCGGGCCGGATCGACGCCGATGATGATAGGGGCGGTAGCGTCCTTGTAGCGCGGTCGCGCGAAGGCGTCGTCAACGAGATAAACGGGGATGAACTGGTCATCTCCAGCACTGGGAAACTCACCGTAGACCTCGACGTGCGCCTGAACGCTGTCAGGACCGTACTCCTGGATGATCTGCTCATAGACTGCCTTGTCCGTTCCTTCGACCGACCGGGCGTCGACCACCTTGTTGCGCCAGAAGTCCCGCTTGGCGTTGAACGCCTCGTAGAAGTACCCGGTGTTACGGCGGGGGTTCGAGAAGGCCAGCCAGAAGCGGTTGGGCGTGTTCTCCGTAAAGAAGCCCGCCGACACCGCCCATATCGGGTCCGCGATGCCGCTGGCCTCGTCGAAGATCAGCATCACGCCGTCGAAGTTATGCACGCCCGCGTAGGCGTCCGGGTTCTCCTCGGACCACAGTCGGCCCTCGACGCCCCAGTAGCGCGTGCCCTTCTTCAGGTCGCGCTCGACCAGTTCGGTGAGCCACTTGGCGGGCATCACGCGGGTGGCGCTTACCTCGAACCAGTGGCTGTTGAGGGCCAAGGCCAGCCACTTGGTGATCTCGGCCCAGGTGACGGCGCGTAGCTGCGTCTCGCTGTTGGCCGACACGATGGTGGTGCTGCCGATGCGGGTGGTCAACATCCAGATGACCAGCCAACTGACGAGGGCCGACTTGCCGATGCCGCGCCCGGATGACACCGCCATGCGCAGCGTCTCGAAGTCGATGCGGCCGTCGTTGTCGCGGATGTGGTCAGCCAGTTCCTTCAGCACCTCGCGCTGCCACTTGCGCGGGCCTGCGAAGTTCTCCAGCGGCGTGTTCTTCTGCCCCCATGGGAACAAATAAAGCACGAATTTGAGCGGGTCGTTTTTGAGCGCGGGCGTCCACAGGGACGCCATGAGCGACATCTCATCTTCAGCGTTATATTGTGGCGTCTGCATGTTCGACTTCTGTTGCGACCAGGTCGATGACCCTGCGCTGCGCCTCTTCAAGTGCTGCCGTGATGGAGATCTTCTGGTCTATCGTCACCTCGACGGCCTGTTTCGCAACCCAACCGTGTGAGTATCTCAGCATGTTCATGGCCGCGTTGGCGTCGCCCTCACGCGCCGCCGTGTAGATGGTGGTCGCCATCTCCTGCTCGCCGTCGGCGCGACCCTTCATTTCGGCATAGCTTGCGATGGGGTCGAACTGCGTCAGTTGACGGTATTCAACCGGCAGCATGCCTGCGGCCAAGGCCAGCGCGTCGCCCTTCAGCCCCATCTTGGCGGCGTGATAGATCGCCTCCAGACGCGCCTCAGTGGCTTCCAGCTTGCGTGGCTCATAGGGGAGCGATTGGAACACTATTTACTTACGCAAAGTGTGCGGGACGAACAGGCCGTACTTGTCCATCAGGTTAACAATCTTTTGCAGCTCTTTGTCGCTGCCAGCATTGTTAATCTTTTTTGTCAGGCCGTCGGTCGATTTCATCCACTTCGGCATACCAGCGTTCATATCTTCAACAGGCATGTGCGTCTCCATTTAGCTAGCGAAGGTAAACTATCATGTTGCAGATGGAGGGTCAAAAAATAAAAAATTTTGTTCTTGACCCCTGGCCACAGCACTAGCAGCGAACCGCAGGGCCCTGTCCCCCCCTGCCTCGAGGCCGCCGGCTAAATTTGTGCGCCGCAACATCCATCATGTAGGAATATAGTTCTATGCTACCGGGAATTGTAGCATGCAGCTAGTGGTTGCGCGTCATGTGGTCGTGGTCCTTTTTGTTAATCAGCCCATGGATTGCGTGGCGCTTGCCGGGGGTTTGGGTTCCACGGCTTGTTAATGATCTTGCCCAGCCGATCAACGCGGAACAGCGTGGCATTCGCTTCCATGTAGATCATGCCCTTGCTGGTGCGCACGGTTAGGCTTGCGGTGACTGGCAGCATGGGCAGTAGTTTTTGCATTATGGCCTTGCCCTGGGTTCGAGTGGCGTAGCCGTAAGCATTGGCGCGGATCATCCAATCCTTCAGATCCGCCGGCGTGCGGTACGTGCATGGCGGGTAGATAGTTTCAAGCTGAGGCATGATTTGCTCCTATGTCCGAATTTGCACATTTAAGCACATATTCGTCGCGGGGGCAAGGGGTGGCGGCGTGGGGTATCGTGGGCAGTATTTTTTGCAGTTTGCAAGAGGTCGCTACACACCACACGTCTACATACTTATCCACATACTATTATTCTTCTATACTTATATAGACTAAACTACCCCAATAACCCATATGGCCGTCGTTATTGCGTTTTGGCCGCGACGCGACTACCCCAAACGCTACCCCACGACTACCCCACGGCCACCCCAAAACGAAAACGCCCGGCGTGAACCGGGCGTTTTGAACTACGGCTTAAGCCGTAGCACGTCTACAAAGCGGCGTCAATACCTCACCACGCAACACCATATGCGGTGTCGGCAACAGCTTCAAAACGCTCCGGCGTTTCAATCATGCGAACGGGGGTCTCAGTGCCGCTCAGCGCGCGCGCTTGTGCCTGCGCATCGCCACGGTTGGTAAACTCCCACGCCACGCCAACGGGAACCATAGCGAACGAGCGAGCGCGCGTTTCGGTAGAAAGCACAAGCCAGGTTCCATATTCAGGATCGAAAGCCACGGTAAACTTTTTCATCACGTTCTCCTCTGTTATGGGGAAAACATAACACAAGCGCCAACACGCTGCAACATAATTCTTTGCAAAAGAATGTTGACAAGCAAATCAGGTTGTGAGATAACTTGTCCACACAACAAGAGGAAATGTGGACATGACAATTCAGAAAAACGGTTTCAGCTTTCAGTTTAACGGTTTCGGTTCGCACGGCGCGACGTGGCGCGTGACTTACAACGGCGCATTTTTTGCCAATGTCAGCACCGCCGCCGTTATTCGTGCGCTGCACACAACGGAGGTGTGATCATGACAGACAACGTAGCAGTGCTCGACGGATACACTCAAGAGGTTCACGCATTCGCTGGCGAGGGTCTGGAGCTGTACCTTCTCGTACAGCCTAACACTGACTTCGACGACTACTTCAAGGCATGGGACATGGATGCGCAAGAGTTCATCCTTGTCAGCGGTTGGATGTTCAACGTGGAAGTACAAGAAATTGTTTGACAACACTTACCACCGTCTATAATATCCACAAACACAAGCAACTAGGGGAAACAATCCAATGCCGACCATGTCAGAGATTAACGATACCAGACGCCGCGCAATCTTCACAAAGTACCTTGGACCGACCAACTACAGGCCCGGCCGCATCAAGGCATGGGCCAAGTCTGGCGGCAAGCTGTCAGTCACGATCAGCTATCCTCACGAACTGAGCCAGTCGCAGGCGCACGCTGCGGCCGCCGTCGCCTTGTGCGACAAGATGGGGTGGACGATTGGCCTACTGCATCAAGGCCACACTGAGAATGGCTGCGTTTTCGTGATGGGGCGCTAACATGTTGAGCATTGACAGCGAATGTTGGTCATTGCGTTACCACGGCGGACGCGATGCAATGGTGACGCAGCGCGCCACAAAGATAACGCGGTGGGTGCCGCGGCATACGTTGCCGGATGATATGAAACTGGCGCTTATGTCAGAATATGGCTTTAGCAGCGTTTGCCGCAAAGCCTTTCACGGTGAGGAATGACCATGCTCAATCTTACCCTACAACTTGCCAAGGTCGCGGCGCTGTTGCTCGCATCCTACGCTTTCGTTTTCGTTTTCTTTATCATCACACCATAGGAGGAACCATGTTCTACGTACCCGTGACCATAACCGTCTGCAAAGACGACGTCTGTCTCTTTGAGACCGATTGCGAAGCGCGCATAGACTACGAGATCGTCGATGATTTGCCCGATTGGGATATCTCAGAGTTCCATTTTGACGCCTGCGGCACGGAACCCGGCAAGCGCATATACACCAAAGTCGCGCGGCACATGCCCTTGTTCCATATCCTTTACGACGCGGTCGACCGTGAATGGCTGCACGAACAAGTCATGGAGGCCGTAATTGATAACGGAGAGGTGCGCCGCTATGCGTGATTACACAGACATGATGAACATGCCCCCGACGGAACTGGTCCGGCACGCGCTCGATTGCGCCAAGGTCGGCATTCTCTCGATTGCGCTTGTGGAAGCGCTGGCCATCCAGTTGGACACCGAAGCGGCGGAGGCCACACAAGCGGCACGCCTGCGGGAGGAACTAGAGGAAACAGAACAACGCGCCGTCATGTGGCAGGAAGAATGCCGCGCGCTACAGCGTCAGATTGACGTGGTGCGCTGATGAAACATCCGCCTTGGTATGTAGACGAGGAAGAAAACGGACAGTACGGAAGGCACGTAAACGTCCGAAATTCGCGCGCAAAATTAATCGCCAGCGTTAACGCGCGCACGTTAGGTCTGGACGAGGCTTTGCGATTGGCGCGCGTAATCGCGGCGCTTGCTGAGGATAAGCCATGAGCAGCCTCGCGCACTGGCAAGCAAACGTGGCCGGCCTTGACGACGTGGACCTGTTGCGCTTCCTGGCGGCCGTCAAGGTACGCTTGGACAATCACGCGGCGGCGCTAGAGGCGGCCGCACAGGAAGCCCGGCGCCGGAACCTGCTCCCAAAAGAAAAGGACGGCCCCAAGGGGCCGCCTAGTCTGCATGTGGGGAAGGAAACGAGTGCAACTGTAACAGAAAGCGTGACAGATGGAAAGCAAATTTAAAGAGGACGTTGCCCGGCTCTGGCAGGCGCACCAGGCGCATATGGCGGAACAGCGCCGCCGCTATCCCGCAAAACGGATCGTGGCCGCCGTGGCGGAGGCCCATGAACTGACAGTTGACGAGTTGCACAGTGTACGCCGCCCGCGCCGGTACTGCCACGCGCGCCACCATGCGGCCTGGGAACTACGCCGACGCAGGCAGGACCTGGGGCTAAGCCAGATCGCGGCGCACCTGAACCGGGCGGACCACACGACCGCCCACCACAGCTACACGACGTTCTGCAAACTTGTCGCCGCAGGTCAATACAAGGCCGAACGTGCCCGCGTCGAGGCCATCCTGGCGGAGGCTAACAATGAGTGACCTTGTAGCAAGACTGCGGGATGCCGACACAACGCGCCGCATTGGGGAAAGCTACGCCGACACGCATGAGCGCCGTCAACGTGACCGTAACGAAGCCGCCGCCGAGATCGAACGGCTAAACCGCGAACTGGATGATGTCTGGGACGCCCTAGCCATCCAGCGGGAAGACAACGGCAGCTTTGGCGATGCGTTTAAACGGCAAGCCGCCGAGATTGAGCGGCTGCAGGCGGCGCTAGATCGCGCTGCGGACCGCTTCTTTGACGCAGGTATGAATGATGACTGGGCGGAAGCCCGCGCAGCACTCGCAGAGGAGGCCCCATGCTCTTCTTCATAGGCTTCGCCGCCGGCGCCCTCATGGGCACGGCCTGCATCTACTTCACGCTGCTACGGCGGCCAGCCCCACCACCCGTTCCCAGAGTAACAACACGTTTAACCAACAGAGAGAGGACGATAGAACTATGAGCCTGCAAAAGATGATTTCGGACGTCGAAACCGAACGCGCCCATAACCGCGTCATGGGTACAAGCCTTTCGGAACAGTTGCGCGACATGAAACTGCGCCACAGCGAAGAAATCGACGCCCTGATCGACGCCCTGCAAATCGAGATCGAGGCCCGTGACCAGGCCCTCTATGCGATGGTCAACGGCAATGCCTGACAACCTCATGCAATGGCTGCAATATGCATTCTTCTTCGGTGGCGCAGTGGGCGGCTGGACGCTGCTCATCATGTTCGCGCGTGAAATATGGCGGCGGTGATCGGTATCCTCATCGCCGCCGTGCTGCTGGCATGGCTTGATCTCTAGCTTTTGACCAGCTTCAAACCCTGCTCCGGTGCCTGTTCAACCATGCGCCGGAGTTCGCTTTTTGTATGTGTGCGCACCATGTCCTCGCGCGCCCACAAAGCCTTCTTGGTCTGGTATTCGGCTGACTTGACCATCCCCAGGTCGATCCATCCCGCCTCCTTGAGCGCATGCAGGATGGCGGCCGGCACCACCTTCGCCCCGTTAGGGCTGCCGGATTGCAAGGCGCTACAGATGCGGTGCAACGGCGACGACACGACACCGGCCGCAAACTCTATAGATGGGCGCTGGATCTGCTCCACAATGTAGCTTTCCGCCATGCTGCGGCCGTTCTCAATCAGCCGTTCCTTGTACTCGGTCCATAGGGGCGTCGCCTTGGGGTTGAACGCCGAGACGTCACGGTCCTGCAACCAACGCCCGACGCGGGCCATCCCGCCGTGCTTGTACCAAGCCCACAACGCCTTGCCTTCGTCCTCCGTCATGCGCGGGGCGTCGGACCAAATGCAGAACCACCGTCGGTCCTGCGTCTCCAGCGTGATCGGGACCGAATGGTTCGAAAACGCCAGCACGAACACGCGGTTCACCATGTCATACGGGTGCAGGCCCTTGCGCTCGATTGTCAAGGTGTCCGGCGGGGCTGCAATGATCGGCTTGAGGCTGTTCGCCAACGCGCGGCGCTCGGCTGCTTCCGGTTCCTTCAACTCGTTCAGGATCATGATTTCGCTTTCCAAGGCATAGCCCCAGCGCGAATTGACGTTCTTGCCATCCACCAAGCCACGGTTGCGCATGCCGGGGCCGCAGACCGCCCACAGGAACGGCGCCCACAACGTGTCCTTGCCGCAGCCTTGGTCGCCGCCGTGCAATATCGCGTGGTTGATCTTGACCTGCGGGTTCTGCAGTTTGTAGGCCATGACGTTGAACACATGCTCGCGCTCTTGCGCGTCCGGTATCAGCAACTCGGCATGGTCCAGCCACACGCCGATGTCGCCGCCTGGCGGCACGCCGGACAGGTCTGGCCGCGCGTCCACCCAGCGGTTGCCGTAGACGTCGCCTTCCAGCGACACCAGCACGCTGTCGCCTGCGGCGTAGGTGATGCCCTCCAGCACGCGGGCACCGGCCGATTGGCGGTTCTCGTCGTAACAGACGGACGCTTCGACGCGGCGTTCGGTATGGATCGACTTGCACGACACATGGCGGAACACGGCATTGAAGGCCGCGCGCGACATCTCGCGGCGGCTCGCCAGGTCGAAATAAGTGTCATCCGACACGACGTAGGCGAAGCGCTCGTACCAGCTTGCCTTGTCGAGGCGGCCGAGTTCCTTGCGCTCCACCTCGGCGATGACCTCCGACGCGGTGTCGCGGAACATGTCGTTGGGCTTCAAAGCCTCGGCCACCGCCGCCATGCGCTCAGCGACCAACTCCTCGCGGAAGCCCGGCTGGACCTTGGGGCCGCCCTGCTCGCCCACCCATGCAAGGAAGGCGTTACTGTCCAGATGCTCGCAATGGCCGTGGTAACAGCAGAACGCCCGGTTGACGGGGCTATAGCGGCCCTCGATCTGGCCGTCGGTGTGGGCGGCATTGTTGGGGCACACGACGCCGCACCAGCCCTCTTGATTGACCTGAGACAGCACCAGCCCTTGGTCCGACAGCCAGCGCAGGACGCTGTCGCTGCCGGTGTCGCGGATCTTGATGGACGTGATCCCTTGCCCCTCGCACGGTCCGGGTGTAACCTGAAGGGCTGCGCAAATGTCTTCTAGCGTATACTCGCGGCCGGGCGTGAACTCCACCAGACGCGCCGCGAAGCTGTCGCGCCCCGGTTTTTGGTTGATCGAGCCGGGCAGACGGCAGTTGCGGACGGCATTCGTGGCGCCCGGATCGGTGTAGCCAGCGGCCGCGATGGCCGTGATGGCTGCCGTGAAGTCGCCCTTGGACGGCTGTTCGCTGAAGGCGTAGCCCCACTGGAACGAACCAGCCGACGTCTCGATGATCCATGTGGGCGGCAGCGGGGGCACCTTGGACTTTGTGCCAATGTCGTCCAGCATCATGAACAGGACGTACTCGCAGTGAGCGGCGCTGGCCGATGGTTTGCCACCGTCAAAGCGGGACGCGATGAAGCTGCCGGTGTTGACGAACCAACTTTCGCCGTCCTTGCGCTTGTGCGACGGCAGGAAGGCGGGCCAGGTGTAGCGCGGGCTGCCGTCGGCGTGCAGCACGGGCGCGCCGTCGCGCATGACCGGACGTTGCCGGACGATTAGTGCTGTCTCGCCGGCTGGTGCCAGCTTGACCAAATAGTCAAGTAATTCCATGTTTCCGTCCCTTGTAAGATTACTCGTCGCGGTCGCCCACGACGAAAAAAGCCCACGCAATGGTCCCCACGACGCACGACGCAAGTATGTAGACAAGCATAACTGATACCATGTTTGGTTCCTAGCGCCCAAAGTGCGCGCTGGTAAAAGGCTGAGGGTTACCAGCGCGCTTAAAGAAGATGAGTTTGTGTGTGCTTGCAACCTTCTGGATACCGCAGGACCGCTGCGACGCCGGATACCGGCGGACTGCCGGGATTACTTACTGTGCGAGTGCCATTGTTTTTCTGCGTTGGCGCGCGCCTCTCGCGCGGCGTCTACCGAATTAAACAGCCCGATATGCTGCTGTTTGTAATTGACGAATATATACGCACGCCATTTCCCCCGCTTAGCCAGCCAAGAAACGCCCTTATATCCGCTAGTGTTATGTTTATGCAGACGCACATTCTGCATGTTTTGCGCCCGCGTCGCCTCGCGTAAATTTATAATCCGGTTGTCGTCTTTTATCTCGTTGATATGGTCAATATCGTTTTTTGGCCATTCACCGTATTGATACAGCCACGCTAAACGGTGAGCCATATAACGCCGCCCATCTACGGATATAACTATATACCCATGATTTTGCCGCGTACCCGCAAGCGATGATACTTTGTGGCAACCGTGTCGGCCCACCGCCTTGCGGCGGACAAACGCGCCTGTAGTCGCGTCATAGGCAAACAGTTCTTTAAGTCTATCTTGCGTAACCACAAACTACCCCTTCCCGTATCGAGCCATAATGGATGCTTCGGCACCTAAGGGAAGGTTAGCACACCACGACGGTGGCGTACACATAATCTTGACCAATATGTCTTTTGACTTTTCTGCGCTTTCGGATGGACACTCCAGCAAAATTTCGTCGTGGCAATGAAGCACAGTTTCCAGACCGGCCCGCTCCAACTCGCGTAAAGCATGGCGGAGGATGTCCGCAGCGGTGGCTTGCGTGATATTCTCGCATGCAAGGCCCTTCCAAAGCCTGGCTCTCGGCCACGCCTTGGCGTCTGCGGCGGGTTTCCATGACGCCTTCGCATACGTGACGCCTTCCTCTTCGATCCGTGCATAAGGATAACAAAGAACACGGCCCGACGGCAAGGCGTACCACAAGTGGAGCCCGTCGTAGTAATACGACACGCGGCCCGCTTTTATCTTGGTCTTCGGGTTCCGAATTGCTCGCGTGTACGCAATCTCCAGATCCTGCCAGTAGGGCACCGACCACGGATTGGCGCGGCGCCAAGCGTCCACCATCTTGCGGGCCTCGCTCTCAGGCAGGCTCAAACCGTAGACGCGGCCCATCGCTGCGAAGGCACCCACGCCGCCCGCAAAGCCGCAGGCCAGTTCCTGTACCTTGCCGACCTGGCGCTGGTCCTTGGTGACGTCCTCGACGCGGCACCTGAAGGTGGCGGCCGCGTTGACCTTGTAGACGTCGGACCCGTTGCGGAACAGTTCCAGCTTGTCCTCGCCAGCCTCGCCGCTGCACCACGGGGTGACGCGGGCCTCGATGGATGACCAATCGGCCACCACAAACGACTTGCCGGGTGCCGGGATCAGCGCGGGCCGCAGCATGCCCTTCAGGACGTCGGTGACGCGGCGGCCATACTGCGGCACGACGTCGTGCCCGCGCACCAACGCCTGGCGGACTAGTTCAGGTTCGTCGGCACATCGTCTTGGGAAATTGTGGACCTGAAGACCATAGCTTGACGCTCGGCCTGTAGCTGAGCCACCACAGAATACAAACGCACCCCGGACGCGACCGTCTTGATCATCGCTAAGCGCTGCGGCACGGCTAAACTTCGCCACGGACGATGCCCAGAGATCGTCCGCGCACTGCACCACTTCCGCGACTTCCGCAGGGACTTCATCAGGGTTCTCCATCGCCAGCAAGTTAGCGCGCACGGTCTTGTCGATGCTGACCTTAAACTGTTTACTTTCTAGGTAAAATAGTTTTGCCGTATAGATGTCGTCGCCAAGTAAACTTTTGCGAACGAGATGTTCTTTCTGCTCTTGTTTTTTGATCGCTTCTTTTATCTTTGCGTCTTCAACCAACATCAGCTTGCGGGCTTCAGGCCCGACGCGTTCCCAGACCCACTCCCGCATCCGGGGGCTGCGCACCGACGTCAGCGCGCCGCCGGTCACATCCTGCACCACCTGCTGGATGTCGTCCAGTTCCTGTGCGGCGTAGCGCACGGCGGCCTTGGCGAGTGGCACGTCCAGGCGCACGCCTCGGTCGTTGATGCGCTCGTTGATGTGGTAGTCGGACAGTTCCTCGTCGGACAGTTGGCGCAGCGTCTCGGAGATAACGCGCATGGCGCGGACGTCCTGCTCGCAGTAGGCCACCATCTCGGCCATCAGCGTGGGGTCGTCGCGGAAGGTGCCGTCGCCCTGCGGGATCGACAGCAGGCGGATCAACTGCGCGCCCCGGTGGTCCTTGCGCATGCCAGCACCCGCGAAGCGGCCGACGTCCTCAAGGCTGCCCGGCGCGCAGTTGGCGCGGGCCTGTGTTGCGGTGCAGTAGAACTGCTCCAGCGCAGGTTCCGGCACACCGAAGTCGGGACAGATGACGTACCAGAAAAGTAACCTCTCGAACGCCGCGTTGTGGGCGCGGATCTGCCCCCGGTGCAGCGCGACGCGCGTCGGGAACGGCTCGCTTGGCCGCCACGTCTGCACATCTTCGTCGTCGAAGGCGTAGGACATGCACAACACCTCCGTGCTGGGGTCTTGCGCGTAGTTGTAGACGCCGCGTCCCGGCAGGTCGCAGCGGCTGCGGGTTTCTAGGTCAATATATAATATCATGATGATAGGTGCGGGGCCGCCCAACCAGGGAGGAAATAGCGGCCCCGCGCGCCCGCTTACGCAGTACGACGACGACGGACGGTGGCTTCCGGCGTCGGTTCAGCGGCGGGCGCATCCGTCTTGCCTTCCAGATCAATCCAGTTGCTGATCTCGAAGACGGGCGTGAAGATGCGACCGTAGGACTTGTGCATGTAGTGTTCCTTCTTCAGGCGCACCACCGGCACAGGCTTGGTCTGGTCCTTCTCGACCTGCGCGGCAATCTCAAGAGCCAGCTTCTGAACGGCGCGCTTGCCGCCCACGGAGGTGACGTTGTAGCGCGCCTCCATGCCCTTGTCGTCGCCGTTCATGCACTTGAGGCTCATGCCGACCTGCATCTCCCAGCCGCGCTTGGCGCCCGGCGGAGGGTTATCCATTTCGGGAAGCGGGTCCGACACCGGCACCATCTTCTCGCCCAGCACCTCGCCTTCACCCCAGGCAATGAAGCCGTGGACAAAGGAGAACGGGTTGATGGCCCAAGTGCTGTCATCGTCGATTTCGGTCTGGTCGGCACCGAACACCCAATGGCCGGTCTTGTCCATCTTGAGGATGACCATGCCGGCAGCGCCGACCTCGCTTTCGAGGCTGCGCAGGGCAGTGGTCAGGGACTGGACGGAGGGGAGGTTGCCGTTGCCGAAAGATACTACGTCGTTCATTGTATTCTCCTATAGTTTACCAAGAGCAGCAGACAGTTGTTTGCCGATCTGCAACACGGCGGGTCGCGGATCATCCGCGCTTGCCAGCGTGCTACCTGTTGAGACGGACACGATCAGGTCAGACGGCATCGGGACATTGTGCTTCTTCAGCACCTTCTCCATCTGCGCGGGCGACTTCGGCTCCGTCAATTGTTCGATATTAAGCCCTGCTTCGGTCAGGGTCGTCAAGACTTTTTTGTCGTCTGCCCACTTGCGAGTGGCGCGCTTGGGCACCAGCTTCCAGCCGGGCACGTCAACGCCTGCCTCCAGCAGTTGCTGCGCCATGTCGCGGGCGTCCTTGATGTAGCCCTCCAGCAGGTCGATCTGCCCCAGCGCCTCGGCCAAGCGGTCCACGTTGACCGTCTTCAGGGCCGTGCGGGTGGCGCGGGCGACTGCACCGCTGACCACCGGGCAGATCGTCTTGGCCGTACACCAGCGGCAGTGGTCGCCGGCTGCCAGTGGCGCGTCGGGCTGCTCGGCCGCACGTACCGCCAGCATCAGGTCGGCCTCGAACTGCTTGACGCGGGCGGGCGTCGTCACCCAGCGCTTCACGTAGGGCGGCTGCACGATGATGATCTCGATGTCCTCGACGTCCTTGAAGGCCCATGCGGTCTTCTCGGTACGGAGTGCTGCGGCGACGTAGAACAGGCCCTGCGGGTTCTCTTCCGCATCCACCGCGACGCCGTCACCGAACTTCCAGTCCAGCAGGATGCCGCGCTTGCCCATCCGACCCACGACGTCGGCGGACCCGAACACGCCCGGCAGAGCGGCGCCAAAGCCCACGACCTGCTCGACGGCGTACTCCATCATCTTGTCGGGGTCGATCTCGTCAAGGGCGGCCAGTGCCGGAAGCAGCTTGCGCTCCATCAGGTCGTCGGTCAGTTCGATGCCGTTGTAGGTGACGCCCAAGAACTCCTGCGGATCCTTGCCCGTCTCCAGGATGGTGGCAATGGTGTTGTGCAGGAGCGTGCCGGTGTCGGCGTGGACCGACGACGGCTGCGGGGGCATGGTGCGGACGAGTGCGACGCTGCCGGGGCAGGCCAAGACGCGCTTGGCGGTCGAACCGCCGACGACATTTGAGTGAGCAGCCATAGTGTACCTTTCTGTGTTGATGGCCCGACGCTACAGAATGTTTGTTGACCTGTCAATGATTGTTTGATACATAATGAGCATGGAACGCGAGATCGAACAGTACTTTGTGTGGACCGTCCAGCGCATGGGCGGCGTCACCTACAAGTTCCGCGCGCTGAACTGCAAGGGTGTCAGCGACCGCATCGCCTGCCTGCCCGGCGGGGCGACGTGGTTCGTCGAACTGAAAGCACCCAACGGGCGGCTGTCGCCGCTGCAACGCAAGTTTGCGGAGGACATGCGGGCACGCAACCAGAACTACACTACACTATGGTCAAAAACGGAGGTGGATGAATGGCAGCGTACTATAACGAGTTCGACCCTTATGCAGCCCAATGGCTGCGAAACCTGATCAAGAGCGGTTTGATAGCGGACGGTGATGTAGATGACAGATCAATTCGGGACGTGGCTGCGGGCGACCTCAAGGGCTACACCCAATGCCACTTCTTCGCCGGTATCGGCGTCTGGTCCCATGCCCTCCGCCTTGCCGGATGGGATGACGCCAGGCCCGTCTGGACCGGAAGCTGTCCCTGCCAGCCTTTCAGCGCCGCCGGTCAAGGCAAGGGCGTCGAAGACGAGCGCCACCTCTGGCCTGAGTTCCATCGGCTCATCGCAGAGTGCCGCCCTCCAATCGTCTTTGGAGAGCAGGTTGCAAGCAAGGACGGCCTCGGCTGGCTCGACGCTGTATGCGCTGACATGGAAGCATCGGGCTACGCCATTGGGGCGGCAGATCTGTGCGCTGCGGGCATCGGCGCCCCGCACATCCGCCAGCGTCTCTGGTTTGTCGGAGAGCGGCTGGGCAACGCCGACAGTCCACGACACGAAGGGCACGGACTACAACCGTTACACGGAAGCGGGGAAGGGCGAGAACAGGTCGGGAGCGTTACAGGATCAGGGACAACTGGCGGGCTGGCCAACGCCCGCGATGACGGACCACAAGGGTGGTTACGTGGGGGGGGGCGCATGAGGGACGGCAAACTCTCGACGGATCGGCTGGACGTGACGGCGCAGATCACGGGCTGGAACACGCCAGCAGCGTCGGACGGGAACGGGGGCAAGCGCCCGCACCCGGACACGACGATGACAGGCCAACACCCGGAGGGGCGGAAGGTGAACATGGGGTTGGCCTCACAAGTTCACATCGGTTTCCTCAAGACGGAGCCCGCCCGACTAACGGCCACTGGCGAGATGCTGACTGGCTCTTCTGCCGGGATGGAAAGTGGCGGCCAGTTGAACCCGGCACATTCCCGCTGGCTCATGGGGCTTCCGCCAGAGTGGGACGCCTGCGCGCCTACGGCAATGCCATCGTCCCGCAAGCAGCGGCAGAAGTGATCGGGGCCTACCTTGCAACTTAGACCCTACCAAAACGAGGCGGTCACGTTCCTGTACGAGCGTGACCGCGCCATGATCCTGGCCCCTGTGGGCGCGGGCAAGACCGCCATCACGCTGCGGGCGATGGCCGAGATGAAGCGCGACGGTCACGCCAGGCGCTGGCTGGTGGTGGCGCCCAAACGCGTGTGTACGGACGTGTGGCCCGTCGAGGTGGCGAAGTGGGCGCCGTCGCTGTCTTATTCCGTTGCCGTCGGCACCTCCACCCAACGCAAGGCAGCGCTCTCGTCTAGCAGTGACATTGTCATTGTCAACTACGACAACCTCGACAAGCTGCCGGCTGACCTGCCGTTCCAAGGCGTGGTGTTCGACGAACTGACCCGGCTCAAGAACCCGTCGGGCAAACGCTTCAAGGCATTCTACAAGGTGCTGGACCGCTTCCCCGTCCGCTGGGGCCTGACCGGATCGTTCACCTCGAACGGTCTGGAGGACGTCTTCGGCCAGTGCAAGGTGGTGGACGAGGCGCTGCTGGGCCGGGCCAAGGGCGCGTTCCTCCAGCAATACTTCGTCTGCATCAACCGCGAATTTGGCGATTGGCAGCCGCGTCGCGGTGCCCTCGAACAGGTCATGGCCCGCATCCGCCCGGCGACATTCGTGCTGGAACCTGGCGTCTACA